TACCGCGAAAAAAGAGATGCGTTTAGTTAAATATGGTTTTGTAACAAAGAAAGGAAAATTTGGATACGTAAAAACTAAATCCAAACGATCATCTAGTCGTAGCCGTAGCCGTGGTAGAAGTAGAAGAATGAAAGGAGGAAATTTTGCTCCGGTGGGTGGTGAATATACTTTAAGAGGTGATAATTTTTCTGGGGGGGTTTCTGATAATCTAGCATTTACTGAATTGACACCATCAAATGTTTAATTTATGTTTCAATCCATCGGTGATCGATTAAGTTGTCACTTTTCATATAATTTTGTAATTTTAAATAGATAAATTTTTTAAAATAATCATAACTAATTATAAAAATTTTATCTACCAATTGTTTTTTATATTCGTCATATAATGTGTCGTATAATTTGCTAATTGAAACAGTATCGTTCAAATTAAAATTGTAATTTTTTAGACATTTATATTTATATGAATTTAAAAAATCATTTATTTCACTTTCTTTATTCCACAATTTGCATTTAATATTTTTGACATATTTTTCATCAATGATTTCGACATTTGGATAAAAATAATGATTTATTAATCTTAATAAATTTTTACAATTTAAATTTCCAGTTTTATAGTTGCTATTTTTATATAATTGCAATATTTCAATAATTTCATAATCATATTCATAATCTGATGTAATGTCAGTTGTCATAGTTTCATTCCAAAATAGCAAAAATGAACTTACATTTGGCAAATATTTGCTGGTGATGTTTTTGAAATATATTTCATTTGTTGCCGAAGTTTCATTATTTAATTTAGAAGTTAATAATTGTTGTAAAACGTTTGTATATAAAAATGTGGGAATTTTCATATTATGTAAATAAATTTTCCAAATGTAATGCATATTTTTCCAACTAATTGCATTATTGTTTGTATAATCTTCAAGTTCAATATAATTTAAAATAAAATCATCAATTATTTGTTCAGTAGTATTTTTTGTAAAAAATAATATATAATTTGCAACTACTTCATCTAATTTTGGAATATAATTTTCAGAATTTCCATAAAAATCCGAATAATATGTAGCAACACACATTAAATCTAATCCAATGTCATTTATTGTATTTTTTAAAACATTTATAGATGATGCAGTTTTAGTTTTAATTAATCTGTAATTGTTCATTTCATGTGTATTGTGATATTTTACAATAAAATTATTTGATATTGAATAACCCAAAGTTGTGTAAATGATGTAATCAATTGCGGAAATGAGATGTTTTGCATTTGGTTTGATAAAATATAATAAATTATTATTTTTTTTAAGAATGCAATCTCCCAAAATACATAAAAAATAGATGCTTTCTTCATCAGATATAAAAAATAATTGTAAAAAAGATAATATATTTTGAATGGTGAATGTTTCTGGGATAGATGAAAAAAGAGAAATATTTTTAATTTTTTTGAGAATGTTGAGTTTAGTTTTATGTTTCCATTGAAATAAAATATGATTGTTTGTGATTGATGTTAATAATTTATGTTGTATCGTATCTTCATCAATAATATAATATTTTTCGCCATCGTATTCATAATATTTATTATTATATGCTGTATAATAAAATTTATTTTGAGTTAAAAATAATTTGGAAAATGTTTCTTGTTCGGTTGTTAGTTCATTAAATTTGGATATTCTTTCATTATTTTTTTTATTTTCATTTTCAATTAATACTGGTAAAGAATTGATGTGATATTCAAGGCGTGATAGTGCGTATTGGTTGTCTTGTGAATAAGTATCGTATAAGTTTTCGACTATTTTACATAATTCTTGTTTGGACATTGATTAATGAAATAAATATGAAATCTTTATGTTTTTAAATTTAAAATATAATTTAATTTAATTTACATTCTTTAAAATTTATAATACCAATTGAGATCAACGTTAAACCACTACCTACCATAAATGAACTCAACATAAATAAACCCAATGTAAATGAATCTAATATAATTAAATTGAATTGCATTATATATATTAAATATGTATACATTTTTTAATTTGTTTTTTCTTATTTTGATGAATTTAGAAAAATATATTTTGTAAAAAATAATATAAAATATAGTTCAAAAAGTATTTAAAAATTATGTTTTTAATTTAATAAACAATGTCTTTTGAAGAAAATAATGTATTAACAATTAAAACAGTTCAAATATCTCCATTTAGAAAGTTGATTACTGCATTGAAAGATATATTAATTGAGACAAATGTTACATTTCAACCGGATGGAATAAGAATTATAAATATGGACAAATCACATACAATTTTAGTACATATGCATCTTGAAGCTTCTAAATTTCAAGAATATGAATGTAAAAAAGATAAAATAATTATTGGGATGAATATGGTGTATTTTTTTAAATTAATTAATACTATGGAAAATGATGATACATTGACAATGTATATTGAGAATTCAAATTATGAAGATGGTGTTGTGAAATTTATTGGATTGAAATTTGAAAATACAAAACAATGTAAAACAACTAGTTTTAAATTGATGGAACCGGATCCAGAAGAATTAATTGTTCCAAATATAAATTTTTCATCAATTATTAATTTTCCGTCAGATGATTTTCAAAAAATAATTAGAGATTCGTCATGTCTTTCAAATAATATTGAAATTAGTTCGATTGGTAATCAATTAATTATAAAATGTCAAGGACAATTTGCAGATCAAGAAATAGTTAGAACAGAAGAAAATACATCAGATAGTAATGATGATGCTGATGGAATGCATTTTGTATCTGAAAAAAATCCAACAAAAATAGTTCAAGGAACATTTTCATTGAAAAATTTAGGATATTTTACAAAATGTACAAATTTATGTCAGCAAATTGAATTATATTTAGAAAATGATTTGCCATTAGTTGTTAAATATGAAGTTCCAGATTTAGGATATATTAAACTAGGAACTGCTCCAATTTGACTAACTTCTCCAATTTGACTAACTTCTCCAATTTTACTAACTTCTCCAATTTGATTAACTTCTCCAATTTGACTAACTTCTCCAATTTAATGCAGTGTAAAAATATTATAAAATAATTATAAAATATCATAAAAAATATTGTAAAAAATATTATACAATGTAAAAATTTTATATTATGCAAAATTAAATTATATAATATAAAATATTTAAGATATAATGTAATTTTAATTATACTATATATTATAATGGCTTTTACTAGATTTAAAGATGACCCAGCGAGAATTTCCAAACAACTCCAACAGCAAACTGACATAGGAAGATGGTATATTAATGTTCCAGGACCTGGTGATAATTTACCATTTATGGCGGATTCGCATATTTTGGCTCAAAAATGGGGAGGAAATATAAATCGTAATGTAGTTGATATTCAAAGCACATTGCTTGGATTAAATAAGCAAATAAATAGGGATAATGTTAATCAAATTCAATTTAAACGTCAAAATTTATATTCTATACCGATGCATTATCCTATACATATTGATTTTTTAACAACTGAACAAAGTAGAGCAATAATGCCTGCTTGGACAGCAAAAGATTTGCAACAAAATCACGCATATATATTGCCCGAAAATCCACAAGAACATGTTGAAATTCCTTTTAATAATTATATGAGCACACGAAATGTTGAAAAAGATAATTTTAAAAGAAATTTTAGTTGTATTCCGATAAATGACCAACGCTATACATTACCTATTACTGAAAATAAAAAAAATATAAAAAAATAATTTATTTGGTTGTTATATATTTTTGCCGATAATGCAAATGTAATTATCAAATATAAAGAAAATAAAATATATTTTTTTAAAATATATAATATAATGGAAATAGCGATACCTTTATTAGCATTAGGTGGAATGTATGTAATTTCTAATCAAGGAAATGTAGAAAATAAACAAAAAGAGAAATTCGTTAATATGGGAAAACCAAAACCAGCGCAATATTTGCCAAACACTAATATTCCTCCTGACAATTATCCAACAATGAATAATTCGCAATTGATTGATAATGTTGGAGAATATCAAGGAACTAATTTAGCAACAGATAAATATTTTAATCAAAATGTGTATCAACTTGCCGAGCAAATGAATGTTCCTGTTGGAAACACTATTCAGGATATTTATTCTTTGACTGGCGATTATATATCTAAGACAGATTTTATTCATAATAATATGATTCCATTCAATGGAAGCAAACCAAAAGGACAAGTATATAATAATAATAATGCCCAAACTATTTTAGATAATTACGCTGGAACTGGTTCTCAAGTAACTAAAAAAATAGAACAAGCGCCCTTATTTAAACCACAAGATAATGTGCAATGGACTAATGGTGCGCCAAATATGAGTGAATTTTACCAATCTCGCGTTAATCCAGCGTTAAGAAATAATATGGTTAAACCATTTGAAAGTATTCATGTTGGACCGGGATTGAATCAAGGATATACAAACAAAGGCACAGGTGGTTTTAATTCTGGTATGGAGTCTCGTGAGTTATGGTTGCCAAAAACAGTTGATGAGTTGCGTGTAGCGACAAATCCTAAAGAAGAATATTCTTTACTTGATCATCAAGGTCCAGCAAATGCTCTCATAAAAAATGTGGGAATTGAAGGAAAAGTTGAAAAAAATCGTCCGGATAGATTTTACATAAATACCCAAGATAGATGGTTTACTACGACTGGTGCTGAAAAAGGAAATAGACCTATAGCTAAAGAAATATTTAAAACATCGAATAGAAATGACTTGACACAATATCAGCAAGGAACTCCAAGTTCAAATTTAAAAACAGCTAGTTATGTTCCGAAAAAATATGAACCATCCAAGCGAACGCAATTGGAGGGATTCCAAGTTGGTCATTCTTGTGGTTCTAAACAAGCTCCACTACACGAATACAATGGGCATTTGAAATCGCATACAAATTATGCAAATAATAGAAGTATTAATGAACAACCGCACATATTTGGTAGTGGGTTTTCTTCGGCAATAGGGGCAGTTATTGCGCCTTTAACTGATATGTTAAAACCATCAAAGAAGGATGAATATTCTGATAATATAAGAATATATGGAAATTATGGTGGACAAGTTCCTAAAAATTATGTGATTGATTCGCAAGATACGCCTGGTGTTACAATTAAAGAAACAACTTTACATCAAACAAATGGATATATTGGAAATCAAAATGAAAATGCTGGATATTTAGTATCTAAACAACAGCCGATTAATAATCAAAGAGATACAACTACTGAATTTTGCCAATATAATCCAGCTGGAACTAAATATGGTGCAATGCCATATGATGCTGTTCAAACAAATAATCTAATTAAAGAAAAATTGGTAGCATCTAGAATAAATCAAGGAAATGCCAAAACATTTAATTCAAATGTGAATGTAAGTTATAATAGATCTGATGAAGATAGAAATAATAATAGATTATGGGTGCCTTCATCAATTGGTGTTCCATTAGGACCTAGTGTGCAAACTCATGGAAGTTTAAATACTAATTTACAATTTATTGATAATGATAAGAATTGTCAAAGACTGGACGGAGATTTATTAAAAGCATTTAAAGAAAATCCTTATACACAAAGTTTACATAGTGTTGCATAATGTTAATATTGTTGTCGATGTTAATTAAATATAAAATATGAAATATATTTTATATTTATAATATAATATGGAAAATAATGATATGAGTTATAATGTAACTGATAATGAATCATCATTAGATATTGAGACATTGCAAAAAGAATATGATGTAGTATTGAAACAATATCAAGAAGCTATGAAAACATATATTGACGAATTAAAAGAAAGTGAGACAAAAAATCAATGTTCAAAATTTAAAAAAACTGACAAGAATATTTCTCAATTATGCTATGATAAGATCTGGCATGAGCAAGGTTGCTTAACTGATGCACCACAAATAAATGCAAATGATACATTAGATGAATTAGTTCAAAAATCATATAATACATCAATATCAAAAAATGATAATGATATAAAACAATGTTATGGAGAGAATTCGTCAATTCCTACAAATAATATAATAAAAAATGGAAATTTCAATGATCCTAAAATTGAACCAAATTCATTTAAATATATTTCTGGAGAAAATGAAGTTCCAAATTGGAATTTTGAAGGGTCTGCGCTAATAAATAATTCTGAAAGTTGGTTATATGAAATTCCCTATCCAAGTGGAAACCAAGCTGTTTCGATACAATTTAAAGCATCTATTTCTCAAACTTTGAAATTAAAAAAAAATGTAAAATATTTTTTAAAATTACATTGTTCTGGAAGAAATTGTTGTGATGGTGTAAATCCAATAAAAATTGAGTTATATGATTTAAATGGTAAAATGATACTAAATATACTTGAAATTACACCGACTATTGTTTGGAGTGAATATGATGCAAATTTTACCTCACCTGATACAAATGATTATAAATTAAAAATTTCTGGAACTACTGAAACTGGTGACAAATCATCTGCAGTTCAAAATATTGAACTCATTGAAGAAAAAAGTGCAATTTATCCAAACATTATGGATTATATATCAATCAAAGGCAAACAATGGTGGGGAACTGGTGAATTAAAAACAGAAAGTGTAGAAACCGAAAATGAATGCATTGCATTATGCGAGACTGATGAAAAATGTTCAGGTGCTACATTTAATTCAAAGGAAAAAATGTGTTGGACAAGAAGTGGTGATTCTGAAATAGTAGATAATGATGATGAATCAGGAACTGATTATGCTTTGATAAAAAAATTAAAATATCACATGACTTTATTAAAATCACTTAATCTTAAATTATTGGAATTAAATGAAAAAATAATTAATAAAATAAAAAGTCACAATTCAAAATCAAAAACGGAATCAAATGTAGAAACATATACAAATAAAGAAGATGTAATTTCAAGTAATATTTTTAATGATTATTATAAAGTTCTATTAAATCACAAAAGAAAAATAGAAGAAGAATTAGATGATTATGAAAATATTGAGGCGCAATATGATAATTCATCTATTTATGTTAAACAACAACATTGGTCTTATAATATTTATGCTATTTTAGCAATAATAATGGTTATAATAACCTTTAAAAAAATTTCAGAAGGTGACAATATGGTGTCGGTTTTTATTTTAGTTGGAATTGTATGGGCATTTTATATTTTTATTATGAAATTTTATAAGGGAACAAAGAAATAAAACCCAAAAACCCAATAAAACCCACCCCCTTTTGAAAATCCTTTAAAACACACTTTAAAAAAAAATAAAATAATTTATTATTATAAATGAGTGATTATAATAATATAAAAGCGGTATACGATGATAGCAATTTAAGAATTACGATGGAAAGATATAGATATAATATGTGGGCGTTAATTGCACTGATAGGAGTAATAGTCATATTAAAAATAATTGATCGTATGTATTTATATAATATATTTGTAATTTTTATTGTAGTTGCTTTTTTTGCAGTATATTTTGAATATATAAAAAAAAACAAATAAAATAATTATAAAAATAATATATTTTTAATAATTATAAATGCCATCTGAAATAGAAAATAATTTTTCAGAAAGTAACCAACAAGTTTTATCTGGTATACTTCAATTGCAAAAAACTGAAAAAGAATTATATGCTAATTTAGCAATGCCAAATTTGTCAAGTAACGAAAAAAAAAGAATTATAGACCAAATTAATGAATTGTCGCAAATGAGAATTGATATGTATTCTAATTTGAGAAATTTATATTCGTCATATCAATCAAATGTCAATAATTTAGATGTAGCATTAAATACACAAATACAATCTGTTGATTTTATGGAAGATGAATTAAATCAAGTTAAAGTAAAATTAAATGCAATTGACCAAATGAAAGTTGATAAATTAAGAACAGTAGAAATAAATAATTATTATGCAAAGAGATATAATGCCTATAAAAATATAATGTTTGTCATATCCATTTCTTGTATTCCAATACTTTTGCTAACAATTTTAAATAATAATACAGTTATACCATCCAATATATATGGAGTATTAGTAAGTTTAATAGCAGTGATTGCAAGTTATTTTATATTTAAACAATATTTAGACATTTCTAATAGAGACAACATTAATTGGGATTCATATTCATGGTATTTTAATAAAAGTGACGCACCAAAACAAGGTGAAAATTCAAGTACAAGTAGTGATACAAATAATGAGGATGAAAACAATCAAAATGAGACTGAACCTTGTGTTGGTTCATCATGCTGTCAAATAGGGACTGTTTATGATGCAAGTCTTAATATTTGTGTTCCAATTGATTAAAATAAATGTTTGTTATATTATATCACATTTATTACATTTATATTATATTACATTATAATAGAATGGACCAATCCCCTGAAAAATTGATGATGAATCAATTCATTTCAAATCAAAAAATAAATGATCTTATACAATTAGCTTCAGAATATATAGGATGTGATGAAAAATGCCAAGAAAATAAAAAAAGTCAAGAATTGCACGATAAATATATTAAATCTCAAACAGCATTAAAAATGGGACCGAATAAAGTTGAAGAAAATAAAAAAAATTATTATGTTTATACATATGGAAGTGAATATTATGAAAATATAAGAAAAAATGAAGTTGTCAAAAATGCTTCAGAAATTGCATCTAAAATATCAGATGAATTTAATTCTCAAGTAAAAAATGCATTGGCAATGAATTCTATTTTAAAAACAACTGATCCATCATATAATTGTACCGATCATTATCCTGTAATACAAAATGAATTAAATTTACAATTGAACAAAAAAACGAATAATACATTAATTAATAATCGTATGACATATTATGATGATAAATCAATAAAAAGATTGGAAGCATGGAATAAATTTTGGACATTTATATATTATTTTACAATGCTTGTTTTTTTAATATTATGCTTTCCAAAGACAGTAGTTGAACTTTTAAAATATGGATTTGTATTTTTATTATCATTTTTATATATTTACATAGTAAATCATTCATTTCTTTTTTCATATTTTTATAATAACATATTTAAAATTGTCATTACAATAGTTTACTTCATAGTATTATTAATTATAATTTTATTTATGTTGTATAAAATAGCCACGATGTTTAAATATGTTTTAATTAATCTAACCGATACGATTACTAAAATTTATACTTTTTCTGAAAAATAATTTTAATTTGTTTGTCAAAAAAATAATTTATCAATTAAAAAAAAATGAAAAAAAAATAAAATAGAAATATTTTCCCATATTATATTATCAATTTAAAATGGAGACAACTTATCGCAATTTATATGATTTCCTAACCAAACATCGTGCAAAAGATTTAAACAAACCATCAACACACACTAGAATACCAAGTGAAGAACATAATGTTTATGGAGGTTCATATCATATTGACAAAAATGAATTACGTACTTATTATGAATTGTATTATGATCACGTGTTCAATAAAAATAACATTGAGCATTTGACAGAATCACAATTGCCGGATGCTGGACCAATTCTTATTGATTTGGACTTTAAATATGGTCCGGAAGTTAAAACTAGACAGCACGATGAAAATAATATATCCGACATAGTTCAAGAATATTTATTGCAAATTAAAGAATTTTTAAAATTTCAAGATGGTTCGGAAGTTATGATATATATTATGCAAAAACCCAACGTAAATATAAAAGAAAATATGACAAAAGATGGACTTCATATTGTTATTGGAATTCATATGGATAAATTAATGAAAATTATTTTAAGGGAAAAAATGCTTGTAAAACTTCCTCTTGTGTTGGGTAGTTTTAATTTTATAAATACTTATGAGGATATAATTGATGTTGGAATTGCGAAAGGAGTGACTAATTGGCCTATGTATGGTTCTAGAAAGCCAGGAAATGAGGTTTATAAGGTAGAATACAAATTAAAAGCAGTTTATTCGGAAGAAGAAAATGATTTTGAAATTGAAAATGATGTTTATTATCAAAGATCTGATTTTGAAAAAATGTCTGCACAATATGATAAGCATCCTAGATTTGAAATTAATCCAAAATTCAGTGAAGAATATAATCGTAGAATTCAAAGTGAATCTAGTCCTAAAAAGAAAAGTTGCGTTGATAAAATATCGTCAATTGTTAATTTAAGTTATGAAAATTCGTCTAGTTTAAATAATATAACAAATCAAACTGAATTAGATTTAGCAATAGATTTGATGATTGATTCATTAAATCCAAATGAATATATTATAAAAGAATTGCATGAATATACACAAATATTGCCTGAAAAATATTATCGTCCTGGAGGAAGTCATTTGTTGAATAGACAAGTAGCGTTTGGATTAAAAAATAAAGATGACCGTTTGTTCTTATCGTGGGTTAAATTAAGATCTAAAGCAAATGATTTTAGTTATAGTGATATTCCAAGATTATATAATGAATGGTGTAATTTTGACAAAAAAGATAATGGCATTACTTATCGTTCAATTATTTACTGGGCAAAACAAGATGCATTTGAAGAATATGAAAATGTAAAAAAGAACACAATTGATTATTATATTGACAACACTATGTTTGAAGCTGGCGATTGGGATTATGCAACTGTGTTGTATTATATGTATAAAGATAAATATATATGCACTAATTTAAAAAACTCAACATGGTATGTATTTAAAAAGCATCGTTGGGAAAAAGATGAAGGTGTGAGTCTCAGAAAGAATATTTCGACAAAATTATTTCAATTGTATTCTGATAAACAAAGTCAATTGCTTCAAGATGCGCAAAAATATGAACCGACAGATGAAAAACACGGCAATATTCAGAGAAAAATAAAACAATTAGCCAATATTTGTATAAAATTTAAAGATTCTGGTCATAAAAATAAAATTATGCGTGAAGCATCTGAGTTATTCTTTGATGGTGAATTTAACAAGTTAATGGATTCAAATCCATATTTGTTATGTTTTGAAAATGGTGTATATGATTTTCAAGTAAACCAATTTAGACAAGGATATCCAAGCGATTATGTAACAAAAACAACTGGAAGAAATTATATTAAATATGATGAAAATAATCCAACATATGCGCCTATTTATGCAGAAATTCGCACATTTATGACGCAAATATTTCCCGAAGAAGAATTGTGTCGATATATGTGGGAACATTTGGCAGCCGCGTTAATTGGTGTTAAGAGAGAACAAGTATTTAATATTTACAAAGGATCAGGCAGTAATGGTAAGTCAATTTTGACTGAATTGATGTCTCTTGGTCTTGGAGATTACAAAGGAACAGTTCCGGTCAATTTAATTACTGATAAGAGAAGTGCTATTGGAGGAACAACATCAGAAATAATTGCATTAAAAGGTGTAAGATATGCAGTAATGCAAGAATTATCTGCAGGAGCAGTATTAAATGAAGGCATTATGAAAGAAATAACTAGTGCAACAGAACCGTTACAAGGTCGTGCGTTATGGTGCGAAAGTGAAACATTTGTTCCTCAATTTAGTTTAGTTGTATGTACGAATATATTGCCAAAAATTAAAAGTTATGAAGATGGTACTTGGAGAAGAATGAAAAATATTGAATTTATGTCTAAATTTATAAGCGATGGAGAAATTCACTATCACGACAATGAGTATGTATTCCCAAAGGACAAAACATTAAAAGAGAAATTGAAAAATTGGGCACCGGCATTTATTGGTATGTTGGTTGATATTGCTTCTAGAACAATGGGTGAGGTTATTGATTGTCCGCAAGTTGTGGCTGCCTCAAATAAATATAGAGAAAGTCAAGATTGTTTATCTAAATTCATTAATACAAATATTGTCAAAGAAAATGGTTCAAGTGTTAAAAAGACTGAGATTAATTCTGCATTCAAAATGTGGTTTACTGATAATTATGGTAGTGAAAGAATGCCTAGATTAACTGAATTAGATGAATTATTGACGAGAAAATTCGGGCCGATGAATACTAGAACAAATAAATGGATGAATATTAAAATTTTAACAGTGGAAGAGGATGAAGAAAGTTAATAAAATAAAAATGAATAAAAATGAGAATGATGATTAATATTTTTTAATGAAATATAAAAAATTGAAAAATATTTATTTAAAAAAATAAAATATAATTAAATAATAATATGCATTTCTGTACAATTTGCCACAATATGTATTACATATCAATTAATTCAGTTGATTCGGATAATTTGGTTTATTATTGTCGAAATTGTGGGCATATCGACAATAATAGTTCAAAAAGTGTTTTATCAAATCCAAAAAATATATTTATAATACAAACAAATTTAAAAAAACAAGAAGAAGAATTTAATCATATTATAAATCAATATACTAAATTAGATCCAACTTTGCCAAGAGTAAATAACGTTTTATGTCCAAATGATGAATGTTTGACAAATTTAGATCCTGATAACAATTCAAGGGAAATTATTATTATGAGATATGATGATAAAAATATGAAATATGTTTCATTATGTTCAACATGCGACACTGTTTGGAAA